TAAAAAATCGTACTCGTTAAATGTCTTCATCTCTCTTGTTTTATCGTTTCAACACCGCTAATCTCTAAAAAGATTTTGAGTTATCAAAATAAAATTTTAACTATTTTTCTTAATCAAAGATCTTTCAACCTCGTTTTTGTCTATCTCATACTCAAGATAAGTGAGGCAAGTGCGCAAAGGGAGTTCAGTTATCTTTTCAAATCGTAAGAGATCGCCTTGAGCAATCTGATGTACCGCTCCATACCATCCCCACTTCCTGCTGAATTGAGATTGAGCATCATATCCTTCTGCTGATCCTTCTCCAAAGATTGAAGGAAAGTTATTTGTAATTCGGTTACGATACGATAAAAAAAAAGCAGACACCCTATAAATATCTCAGCACTCAGGTCTTGAAATCCTAATCCATCGTGAACCTCTGGATCGTAATTCTCAATGCTGTGCCTTCCGAACATCTTGTTGGTGATAGGTCTATACAAGACTCCTAAAACCTTCTCTGCGTTCTTGTAGGGATCTTTGAGGTGTTCCTCAAGATCAATATACTCTCCCATTGATATGTCTTCTATCTTGGGATGAAATCCGTACTCCTTCCCTTTGAACATAAAGGTCTTTGTCAAGGCGGGTTTCTGAACAAGTATTTCTCCAATCTGATTTCTTATCGCATCAAGATCTTTCTTCTTCATTCCCTCCTGTTGAGCAGGAGTCAATCCGCAAAACTGATGAAGGGCAATCTCATCGCCATTCGTCTCGTTTGCTAAGAGTATAAACTTTTTGTACGCAGACAACTTGATGTCTGATAGATTCTCTGGAATCTCTATGCTAACGGATTGTGTACCTTCCATAATTAGGTTTGCTTAGTTTATTATACACCCCGTATCTCAGGGCATCTATCAAGTGATTCCACTTGTCCTCAGGTTTGTTTAGCAAGTTTCCGTTCTTGTCTTCAAGCCATTTGTAGTTCTCCATCTCCTTCATCAAGTTACTTCCTGTGATGTGAATCTTATACCTCTTGAGCATATCAATTCCTGCGTTAACAGAGTCAGCACCTTTTTGAGTTGGCTTAATGTTCCATCCCATCCTGTGTAGTTCCTCTATGCTCTTAGGTTCTGAAGAGTCTCCAAAGATCTCGTCATACCTTCCGATCTCTAGCCTCCTGAACTCTCTATCAAGATCTTGATTAGTAAGGTTAGTAGAATAAAGAAGTTCCTTAAAATAAAGGTTATCACCTTCTTGATAGCATCCCACCAATGCACTAGGATCATTCGTGAATCCAAAGTCCAAACCAAAAGATAGAAACTTAGCCGTTTCAGGGATCTGCTGAATGGTAGTGAATTGAAACACTTGGGCACGGTTCGTGCCTCTCTCACCCAATCCGTAAACTCTCCAATAATGTTCATCTGTTTCTTTTAATCGCTCTATCTCCTGAATGATCGTAGGATCTAAAAAGGGATTGTCTCTGTAAGTGGTTTGATAGAAGTCTGCATCATCTCTTGGTATCACCCTATCATAGATCCAATGGAAGGTGTCTGAAGGGTTGTAGTCAAGAATGATTCTGCCGTTGGTACGGAATACGATTTGCTGCCAATCCTCAAAAGTCAATTCATTAGCCTCATTCAAGAAAGCTAAATCACGCTTACGACCTCTGATCTTCTGAGGCTGATCCATAGAGATGAACTCAACCATATTCCCGTTGAGCATGTATTCGTGATTGGACTTGTTGTGATTCTCTTCTCTGTATAGATCCGATCCTTTTAGGATCTCAATGAAGTCTCTCATCACAGATGAGCGGACCGCAGGAAAGGTCTTTCTAGCAATCGTAATGGTCTTGCCTTCATTCTTCCCGCAGTAGTGAAAGATAATCCATAAGAGGATGTTGTATGTCTTTCCTGAGCGTGTTCCGCCCTGCTCAACAACGATCTTCTTATCAGACCTGTTTAAGTGTCCATAGACTTTATTGACTCGGATCTTACTCATCAACTTCTTCAATCTCAAAGGTCCTTAGACCTTCGTGAATAATCTCTTGTCTTTCAACATAGCCTCTCTTCTTACCTTTAGTCTTCAGGTAGAAGATTGTTGCGGTTGAATTGCCTCCTGATATCTGTTGGTGCAGTTGACTTTCAGCAAAGTCCAAAGCGATGTTCTCAATGTCTCTGACTGCTTCAGCAAACTCCTTATCATCTTTCAGCCATTGATAGAAGGTCGTGCGACCTACACCTACTGTTTTACAAGCTGAGGTAACTACTCCAAGAGACTTTTCAAGGGCTTCAAGTAATGCTTTTTTATGTTGTTCGGTTTTGTTCATTGTCTTATTGCTTTTAAAATAGTTTTATAGCACTCTTCTGTTTGTTCTGCCGTGTTGTTTGGTAGTAAGGTGAAGGTGTTGTTGTCCTTTATGTTTTGAACCTTTGTTCTCTTCGCTCTCTTGAATTGCTCTGTTTGATTGTCGTTTCTTTTCTCGTGTCTTGCTTTCAAAACTTCATCATTAACCTCAAGCACATATATCTCGCATTGCTTCTGATCAAAGAGGCTTTGATTGAAAAGCCTATCACCCTCAAACACGAAGGTTGCATCAGGCATATTGTTTAATAGTTTTATGAATACAGGCTGAACCGCCATGCTGAGTTTATCTGTTCCACAGAACACTGAGTTGTCATAGATCCCTATGAAGTAAACATTATGCTCTTGAGAGTACAATCCCTTTACTAATCCATAAGAGAATGTTTTTAAAGGCAAGTGTTGCTTTATGATCCTCTTCATCAGGGTTGATTTTCCCGTTGCGGGTTCACCGCCTATTGCTATAATTCTTTGAGCCATTTTCTGTCGTATGTTTCTTGTCTGAAGTCCCAAAGAGGACTCCAATCAACTCCTTCACTCACATTGTTCTGCATCTTGTCAATCTCTTTCTTTTGTCGGTCAATGTAGTATCCAATGTACCTCTTGCCCTTCTCGTACTTCTTGTAGGCGCAAAGGGTTGTTTCTATGTTCCAGATGTTGGTGTGTTGAATATCGTATTGCTCAATCTGTCGCTTGAGTTCCTTGAACTTGTATTGAAGGTAGTCTATGTGCTTTTTAGCGAGTCTCTTGTCGTTTCCGTGCGTATCTAACTCATAGTGTCCTAAGTGATACACGAGTCCGTTACGGCAGCTCTCTGCGTTCTTTAGATCTAAGTAGGTGGGTTCTAATTCGTATCCTGTTAGCACATGGACCATCTCAAGATAGATAAACATAGTGAACCTTCCGAAGTTCTTTATTTGAGACAGGTTTGAATAGCAGTTGTCGTAGGTGTTCTGAACCGTTGGTTGCTTTAGTGAAGCAAAGTGTTCTGACTGAGATCTCCCTGCTAGGAGATTCTTGTAACTGACGAAGGTCTCAACAAACTTGTCTTGAGTCTTTACCCTGAGGCGGTCCGTTTGAAAGAGGGTTTTCTGTTTGTTCGTGTCCCACCAACGCTGAAGGCGGTCCACATTGACATTCTCGTAATCAGGGAACTCATTGTAAACATAGTAAACCGTTGTTGCTGAGTAACAAGTACCAAACAGGAATGCTAACCAATACCTCTGCTCAATGTTGAGTTCAAATCGGTTTGCTACATACCTCAAACAATCGTTGCTTGGATCTATGTCTTTAGCCTTAGACGATTCTATGTGATAATTTATGTAGTCCACCAGATGTTTTTCTTCAATCCTTTTTTGTTCTCCTCAACTCCTACTTTAGTCATTCCCATAGCTTCGTAAAACCTATTACCAACTTCATTGGTTTGATTACACTTCAACATAGCGGGTTTAGGCAAATGATCGTAAAAAGCCCTTCCAACTCCTTTTTGCTTTACATCCTTGACTACTGCGATCTCGTATAAAACATAGGCACTATACTTCTTAGAATATCCGTAACGCATAAAGCCGCAATCATCAATCACGACATACCTATGCTTAGATGTCCCTTCAATATACTTGTCCCAAACCCAGAACAAATTAAAATCTCCTATCTCCTTTGGATTTGTTTTATATAGATCCTTGATAAATTCTTTATCTCGGATTGTAGCAGGTCTAACTTTCATAGACAATGTTAGGTTCTAATTCCTCAGGCTCAAAAGCCTCGTCAACCCTCTTGAATATATCTCTTGTAGAAGCATAGAAGATCGCACCACTGTGATTTAATTTCCAAAGAGGTCTGTTGCCGTTTCTTACGGCAATCATCTTATTGTTCTCTGTTAAAACGAGTCCTGCGAAAGATCCTGTTGTGTTCTGAACATACTCTTGAATCTTATCAGGATCTGATCCGCATAGCTTTAGAATCAATTCACCATCGTTATCTGTCTCCATCTCTATTTGATAATGTTCTTCCATCTCCTGCTTTGTCCTCATATCTAAAACACCGTTGAATACCATTGAGGCGTTACCAACGGCAATAGGCTGATTGTTGTCGTGATTCTTGTAATCACCGCTTGTAGAATACCTGTTGTGGTATATGATCTTGTTTGTGAAAGGGAACTCAACCTTGTTGATGTCGTGATACTTTATCGTTACCACCTCACCATCAAAGAAAGAATACCCAAAGCTATGAAGCCCTCTGATTTTGCTTTGCTCAATAATCTTCTGCAAGATCTCAAAATGCTCCTTCTTAGGATCGGGACAACTATAACCTACTACACCGCACATATCAATTCAGCTTATCTCCTTCTTTCCTGTTCTTGACAATCTGCATTTCTTCCTCAGCAGTTCCACAAGCAATCATATTCTTACGATAATACATAACAAGGCTGACACGCTTTGCGTCTTCATCAATCTTATGTATTGGAGTGTTTCCGTGCCATTGATGAACATCAACCAATAACAAATCGCAATTCTGAAGATCAAAAGCAACTCCCCATTTTGGAACTACAAAATACCCGCCTGTGTACCTTCCTTTGCGAAGCACAACAAGGTTTCCAAAACCCTTTTCAAAATCTCCTTTGTCCGTGTGTACTGCGGTTTGCCAATTCTTGTTTACCGTTACAGTAGTGAAAGCCGTGTTTGGTATAACAAAGTCTTTAGATGTGTCATCCGCTATCGCTCTTTGTAAGGCGTAGTTCTCAGGCATCAACTCAGAATACTTCGTGTCTACTAATTTTATGATTGGATAGGCTTGTTTAAACTTTGAGAATTGCTTTTCATTGAAAGCCGTTTGACGGCAATAAGGAAAACGAGCATTGCGATCAAAGTACCCTATGATACCGCTATTTACTTGACCTGCTATGTTAGTATTGGATTTTGTGCCGTCTTGCTTTAATCTCATAGCAGTAGCTTTACCGTTGTCTTTTAAACCTGCGCTAGATCCTCTGTTTGAAGACAACGCTGATACGCTCTTGAGACTTTCGTAAGCATCCTTAGCTATGTTAGCGGGTATGATCTTCTTGCGAAACTTAGCAATACATTTTCCCGTTTCAGAACAATACACATCGGCATCTTCGGTAAACAAAACATTGTAATCCTTTTCCCCTAAAAGTTCGCCCCTTAATTTGTTTACCTCCTCATCAGTTAATCTAGGTGCGACTTTGTATTCATTAACCTTCATTGCTATCCTCGTATGCTTTTTTCATTACGCTAAAGATCGTGTCAGTAAGATTGTCTGTTCCATAAACAGATCTTAACTTTAATTCCCATTCTTTTAATAGAGGCTCTGTTTCTGTATTGAGGAACAACTGAACCATCTTTACATGAGATCCTTCTAAGGCTTCTTCAGGGAAGTCGTAATCACCCGTGTCAACAACATCACTGTCAAAATCTTCTGTGTCTTCCCATTTCGGTATATCAAGTCCCCAATCTTTAAGATTGTCTATGTTCCATTGATTCGCTAACACATCCCAATCCCATTCTCCAAATGAAGAGTTGTCTTTCACTACAAACTCAATCTCTTGTTCTGGAGTGAGGTTATCAGCGAAGATGACAGGAACTTCTTTGAGTCCTGCTGCCTCACAAGCACGAAGTCTCATGTTACCGCCTAACACTATCATCTCCTTGTTTACCACGATAGGTCTCAACTCAAGCATCTGAGGGAACTCCTTGATGCTCTTCACTAACTTCTTGAATTTGTAATCCTTAATGACTCTTGGGTTGTCTGGATTAGATCTTACTTGTTTGATGTCTACTTTTTCCATAATTATATAACCAATTAATACTCAACTAAGTTACGCAAAAAATCCCTCTCATGGGGAGCTAGTTTGCCTCTTCTATCTAGTTGGATCATAATCTCTAGTAGTTTATAGTAATTATTCTT